TGATTAACGGCCCACGGGCCAAGGATTACGGCGATGCCCATGAGAATCACCAACGCATAGCCATGCTATGGTCGGTCTTGCTAAATAAAGAGGTCACAGTCGAACAAGTGTACCAATGTATGATAGCTGTCAAGCTGTCACGACTGATAGAAACACCAGACCATGAGGACAGCTGGCTTGACATCTGTGGCTATGGTGCTCTTGGAGGAGAAAAATAATGGCGTTGCAGTTGGCGTTTGACACGCCAAAGTCTGAGTGGCTTCCGCCTAGTGAGCTGCCAAACATATTTGATGCCAAGCAAATAGCTATAGATGTTGAAACACGCGATCCAAACATCAAGACGCTGGGCGCTGGTTGGGCAACGGGCGATGGCGAGGTCGTTGGCTATGCCATAGCGGTGAGTGACTGGTCCGGCTATATACCAATCCGTCACAAGTATGGCGGTAATCTTGA